ATCGGGGATCTGCGCATCCAGAATGCGGCGATCTGCAAGGGTGCGGATCGCGCGGCCAGGGGTTGCGCCGTTCGCGCCCATGTTGCGCACGATGCCGGAAATGACGGTATATTCGGGGGGCAGGGTCTGCCTTGTGCCGGGATTGAGCGTCAGCACCACGGATTGGGTTTTCGCGTTCGGCTTTGCCGTGACGACTGCCCGCATGGCCTCGTTCAGCCAGTCATGCAGCTCGGCTGGGGTCCAGCGCACGGCGCCCACGTCCTGCAGGATCGTGTTCGCGCGCTTCATGACGGTGGCGGCTGTGAAGGCCATGCGGGCGGCTCCTTATTCGGGCGATTTCGCGGCGCTGATCTGCGCGATCATGTTTTCGCGCAGCATGTTGTGGTGCGGCTTGCGGCCCAGCCACTTCTCGAACTCGATGCGAAGATCGTCGTCGCTCAGATCGGCCAGATCGTCGTCGCCCTCGTCGCCCTCGGCATCATCCGCGGCTTCACCAGCCTCGTCGGCGTTGGGCGTCGTCGCGGTGAAGCCCTGCTCGGGCGCGGGCACGGTGACGCCCTGCGGGGCTTCCTGTGCCGGCTCGGGCCGCGCCGAGATAACCTGCGCCAGCTGCGCGGGGTCCGCATCGGGGAACTGCGCCCGCAGGGCGGCGATGGCCTCGTCCAGAGAAACCGGCCGGATCGGCAGCGGATCAAGGGAGACATAGCCCTCCTTGACCGACAGGAAAGCTTTCTGGTGATCCTCGTTCTCGACCTTGGCGACATGGCGATCCAGTTCGTCGGGCTTGAAATGATAGGGGGTGGCGCCAAGGCGAACCTTGGTCCCGCCCGGCCGCTTGATGAGACATTCGATTTTCATGGGGAACTTCCTTGGCTGTGGGGGCAGCCCGGCGACAGCGCCGCCGGGCCGGTGCTGGATCAGAAGCCGGTGGCGTAACTGATGCGCAGATGCAGTTTCTTGGCCGCATCGGCGGCGATGGCGGTGCCGACGCGAACACCGATGGACCGGGCCTTGTCGGATTTCCCGAGCGCAGCCAGGTTCACGATGGTTGCCGATTGCTGGACGTTGCCGGCGACGGCGTTGAAGATTTCGCTCCCCGAGGTCCGCGCCGGATCGGGGGAGGCGAAATCGCCGGTCATGATGCCGACCGTATAGGTTGTGGTGCCGGTGCCCTCCGCGATCAGTTCGGCGGAAAGGATGCGGCAATAGGGCGGCAGCGCGGCCAGTTCCAGAATGTCGCCGAGGGCGACGGCTTCGGCGAAGGGGTGGGTGAGAATGACGGTCACGGGCGCATTGGCCATGACCGGCGAGGGAAGCTGCATGCGCGCGAACGCCTGCGAGATAAGGGATTTCAGGATCGCCATGGGGAAGTGTCCTTATGCTGGCGGTGAAGGAAAGAAGCCCGGCGCGGGGCCGGGCCTCACATCATCAGGCAGCGCGGTTGGGGTTGCGCGCGGCAGTATCGACCGCGACCACGCCATAGTCGTAGCCGCCGAACCGGGTCTTTTTCACGCCAGCGATGGTGCCGGCGTAGATCGCGACGCGGTTATCGGCGTCGTGCTTCTTCTCGACCCACTGGAAGCGGCTTTCATTGCCGGCCTCGCCATAGGCCACGCAACCGGCCTGTGCGCCCATGAACAGCGCGCGGGCGGCGGGGACGTTCTGGCCAACACCATAGTTGTTGAAATACCGCACGTTTTCATGCTCGTGCAGGACCACGTTGTTGACCATGCCCAGACCGCCTTTGAACAGCGGGTTGTTGCGGCCTTCGGCCTTGGCATAGGCCTTCTCGATATCCGCCCAGCCGAGTTCGGTCTTTTCGGTGCGCAGGTTGTATGCCTGCCAGGGCGACATGAGCAGGACATAGTGCTTGCCCCCGCCTTCGACGGTCACGGGCGACATGCGCACGACATCCGGGTTGACGGTCGACATCATGCGCGGAATGACCGAAATCTTTTCAATCAGATCGCGCGTCATGACATCGGCTTCGGTCAGGGTGGCGGGCGAGGTCGCGGCGCCGCCATACTGCATGTGATGCGCATCGGGGGCTTGGATCGGGTTGCCAGCGAAGGCGCGCGTCACCTTGGCATCGCCGTTGCGCCCGTCCAGGGTGCCCGACAGATAGACGAAGAACAGCTCATCGAACCACTCGGCGGTAAAGCGCGAGGTTGCACGCTTGGCCGCTGTGCGCAGGTTGTGCAGCGTGCGCTTGCGCGACATGCGGCCCCCCATATCGGTCGGCTTGCGCGCCTGGTCGATCTTCACTTCGTCATTGAGGAAGCCCAGGGGTTCCTCTTTGCCTTCGGCGGTATCGTCGCCGTAGACCATCTCGCCGCGCAGACCCATCAGCAGGTCGAACTGGATGGTGTCGCCTTCGACGCCTTCAAGATCGGACTTGCGTTCGATGATGTTGCTGTCTTCCTTCCCGATGAATTTCGAGAAGAACATCAGTTTTTCGGTATCGTGCGCGAGCGAATTGGCCCAACGCTTCACCGCAAGCGGCGAGCCGACAGGGATATTGGTCTGCATGGACATGGCTCCTTTGGATCACAGACACGAGGTTTGCGATCAGCCACGTCTTATGACAGATCAGTGAGTTTGAAGTATCACAGGTGGATACAGGTCATCAACCGGGGATAGCGTGCTGCCCGCACAGATCGCGCGGGCAGCTGCTTTTTTACTGCGAGGGCGGAACATCCTCGTTGCTGACGCTGATGGCCGCATCGCGCGGGGCGCCGATCACGACCACCTGCGCCACGCTCACATCTGCCCTTCGGACAAGGATGGTCATTTCGCCGATGCGGATGCAGATCGGCTTGCTTGTCGATGCTTTTCTCACCAGCGTCATTTCCGCTGCCTCCCCTTATGCGCCCTGCAGATAGGCTTCTTGTTCTTCCGGGCTCAACCGCGCGAAAGCCTTCTCGCGGGCCAATCCGCCTTCTGCGCGGTCAACCGAATCGAAGCGGCTGTTACCGGCTTCGGTTTCGGTCGCGGCGATGACATTGCCGAGCGTCTGCACCGGATCGGGGCGCTTGCCTTCGGCCTTGACCTTCTCGCGGGCGAGTTTCAGCGGATCGGCTTCATCCTTGGCCTTTGCCGGCGCCTTGGCCGGGGCCATATCGACACCGGCTTGCTGCTTGACATAGGCTTTCGTGATGCGCGCGCCGGCCTCGATGCGCTCGTTGAGCGACAGGCCGGCATAGCGGGCATCCTGCGACACGGCGCGCAATGCCTTGTCGAACACGGCCAGGTAGCTGTCGCCGCCCAGCTTGTCGACGGCTTCTTCGCTCTTGAACTCGGGGTTCTCGGCAAGGAATCGGTCCACCTTTCCGAACCAGACCTGCTTGAGTTGTTCGATGGACGATTCCGCCTCGCGGTCAGCCTCGCGAACCTCGACCTTGGCATCCGTGATCTTGTCGTTCAGGGCGTCGAGATGTTCGTCATACTGAGCGTCCGTCAGATCGCCATCGTTCCACTGATCGCGCAGCTTGGCGCGTTCGGCGGCGGCGGTTTCGATCAGCGTCTTGGCTGCCGAAACGTCGCGCGGCTCATAGGTCGGGTCGGGCACATCGTCCGTGAAGGTCAGTTCTTCGCCGGCTGCGGCCTGATCCTCGCTGTTGCTGGCGGCGTCCTCTGCCTCTGCCTCGTCGTCGCCCTCGTCGTCGTCGCCCGTATCGGACTTCTCGGGAACCTTCACCAGCGGATCATCGCCAGCGGTGGCGCGGGCGATTTCCTCATCCGTCAGGAAGGTTTTCAGGTCATCCATTGTCATGGACGGGGGAAGGCCGAGCGCGGCAAGATCGTCGTCGCTGGCGTTGAGCAGGTCCAGTTCGTCGGTGGGGTTGGTGGCGTCGGTCATTGCTGCAGTCCTTGTTCAGCAGGGTCAAAGGGGGCCTGCGCCGCACCTTCGGCGGCATAGGCGGGGTCTTGCGTGGGTTCGGGCAGCGCAGGCGCGGGTTGCGGCTGTGCGCCGCCCTGTGCGGCCTGCCCGATTTCCATGGCATCGCTGTGGGCCAGGCCGATCAACTGATCGACAGCGCCCGCGACAGCCGGGGCGCCGGCGATCTGGATAGCTGCCTCGACCGCCTTCTTGAGCTGCTCGAGGTTGTCGCTGCGCAGCCCCATGAGGCCGCGCGCCGTGTCCATGCGCAGCTTGGCCGTCCGGGCTTCCTTCTCGCCAAGTTCGGCCTCTGCGGCGCGCTTCTGCATTATGGCCTGCTCTGCGGCCTGCTGCTGGCGCTGCATCGTCTCGGGGCTCGGGTTGTTCGGATCTTCGTCGGGATCGGCCACGCCGGTCATTTGACGGATGCGCTTCACCAGTTCGTCGCGCTTGGGCACGTCCAGCGCCTCGATCACCAGATCAAGGCTGGAGATAACGACCTGGGGCGCGGTTGCCGCCAGCTTGCCCATCAGGTCCAGCAGCGCCTCGCCCTGCGCCTGCCGCGTCGTCGCGCGCCAATCTTCCTCGGCAATGACGAAATCGGCTTTGAACAGGCTGATCGCGTTCGAGAAAGAGCCATCGTTGATGGTCACATATTGCGGGTTGCCCCGCGTGTCCGTGATGCGGAACTCCTGCTTGTCGGTATAGAACTGCTCGATATTGACCAGCTTCTTTTCGCCGTGCAGGCGCCGCGCCATCAGCAGGTTGTCGAAGAACATGGACGTTGCGAGCGCGCCCTGATCCTGCCGGGCTGTGATGGCCTTGCCGCTGGTGGCATTGGTCTTGCGGCCCAGGTTCTCGTCGGTGACGCCGCCGACCTGCTGGATGAACTGCGCGTCCATGCTCATCAGGTTGATATGCGCTGCGGCAACGTCCGCGCCGTTGTCGATGATGGGGCGTTCGCGTCCCTGCTTGTAGACGATCACGGCATCGGGGCGCGCGGCCTCGTTGCGCAGTTCTTCGATATCGTCAACCGCGCCATCCTGCACGAACACGCGCGTGGCGGACAGGTGATGCAGGGCCTTGGACGCGCGCTTGTTCAGGTCGCGCTGAATGTCGCGCAGCCCGCGGATCATGCCGTAGGGCATGCCATCCCGGCCGCGCCGATAGCCCCAGACAGGGGTGAAGGGGAAGCGGTTATGCCGATATGGCGACTGGCGCACTTCCAGCAAGCCCTTTTCGGTCATCAGGGCAACGTGCATCACTTCGCGGGTGCGCTGCATGAGACTTGCCTGACCAGACTGCACGGCCCATTGGTGGCCCTCCGACCATGGGTCGAACAACTCGCCTTGGAACTCGCTGCCGCGAATGACCGGCACATTGATCGGGCGCTTGAACCAGACCTCCAGCACGCGGACGCG